GTGACGACACCGTGCCCGACACGGCTTCCGGGCCGGACGCTCCCGAACCGATCCCTTGTGCGAGGTTGACTCCTAGTTCAGTTCCTACGGCCTTGAATTTGGTTGCTTTCGTGGTCAGTGACAGCGCCGAAGAGTCCACGGATGCCGGGACGTCGGTGGCGAGGGCGGTGTCAATGTCGGCGGCGGCGGTTTGGGTGGTGGTTGCTAACCCTTCCATCGCCGCTTCAGCTTGTGTCGCGCCGGATTGGAAGGTGGTGGCGTCCAGGTCAGCTTTGACGCCGATCAGGTAGGACGACGTTGTGCTAGCCACGTGGCACGCTCGCTAGGGCACGGTCGATCAGGTCCCCGGTGGCGGTGACGTAATCCCCGAACAGAGTTTGATCAAGCTCGACCACGGCGGTGATCAGGAACGGGTTATTCGGTATCAGCTGGCCGTACGTGTGGCCGGTGCGGGACAGCTTCGATGCGTAGGTGACGGCACCGTCGGAGAGGTAGGGGACGTGGAACCACCGGCCATACGGGCTATTGGTTCCGACGTCGAACCCGTCATCGGCTTCCGTGAACGTCACCGATCCGGCCAGCGTGCCGGAACGTGAGGGGGCAAGTTCCCGTGCGGAAGCCTGCAAAGTGCGCGCCGCTACCCCGTTGGCGGTGACCAATTCGCGGACGTCGGTGAGGGCTGCTAGCCCCGCAGCCAGCTCGGGGCCACCCTCGAAGGTGACCGACGACATTACGTGACGTCAACAGCAGCGACAGCCGAGAACGTGAACTCAACATCGGTTGTCGGATACCCGCCACTGGCTTGCGTTTTGAGTGGGGGAATCGTCCACCCTGAGACGGTGCCCCCCCATTCGGGTGCGGTCGCACCCTCAGTGATCGTGCTATTGCCGGAGTAGGTGACGACTTCGGTCCCCGCGCACGCCGTCTCCCGCAAATACCGGAACAGGTCCGTTGCCGTTTTGGACTGAACCATCGTGATCTTCAGGCCCGTAATGGTGGAGCGCAACGGGGAGCGGATGACGCCGCATGCGGTGATGATCTCGTCGCCGCCGTACGTACTGACGACTTCCTCCATTTTTGTGACGTCACACTGATACTCAGCCGGTGAGCTGCCACCGGCCGCTGAAAGGGTGAACGTGATGTAGTTCGAAACCACGTTCGTTGGTAGGGCGTCAGCCATTTCATGCCTCCGGGTTGAGTGGGAACGTGATCGTTATTTGGCAGGCCGGATAGTCCCGGTCACCGAATTTGAGGGTGCCGGGTGCGGGTACCGGGTCTACTGAGTATTCGTTTTGCCGTAGGGCGTCGTACACCTGCCGTGCGAGTTCTTCGACGGCGGCGTTCGCTTGCCCGGACTGGTTGCCGAGCACGCAATCGACCTTGACGGTGTAGTGGAGTCCGCAGCCGGTGAGCTGTGTCCAGCCGCCGCCGTCAAGGATCACCGAAGGGCCCGATGGGCTGGCCCATTCGGTGTAGACGGTCACCGTGTCACCCAATATCGCGGTTATTTGGCCCGCGATGGTGGCGCGTATGTCGTACAACGGGCCGGTGGTGAAGTCGGCCCCCACAACCGTCATCAGGCAACCGTTCGGGGGGTGTGGACGTAGATGCCGCCGAGCACCGCATAGCGGCGAACGGTGTTACGGGTCACGCTTGCGGAGCTGGACCACGTACCGATCGGCAACGACTGAGTGTCGCCGCCCGTATCGCGGACCCGCCAAAGGTGTGCGGCAACATTGGTCACAAACTCCACAACACCTTCGGGGGCGTCCACGTCATAGCCGGGTTTGATCCAGCCTTGGGTGGCGTCCACGGCGGCGTTCCAACACTGAGCCATTTCGGCGGGTGAGATGGTGGCCCCGGCGCGTAGGAAGTCCCGCAGCGTGTCGCTGCCGTCACTGTCCTTCGCTATGTCCACGCCGGGACCACTCTCCCCTTTACCCTTAGAGTTGCGCGAAGTAACGCACGGCCTGCGCCTGCAGGGTGCGCTGCACGAAATAGCCGGACAGGGCGAACCGTACGGATGCCGGGGCGACGACCTCGTTGAACGTGAACGTCTGCGTCGGGCTTTCGTAGCGGATGACGCCACCCCAATTCACCACCACAAATTTCGTGTTGGTGAGTGCGTGCGCCAAGTAGCCGGGACGACCGTACACGGCGAGCGCCATATCAGGATCAATGTTGGCTGCCTGGTTCGTCGCGGTGAAACGGTCGGACAGGAACGGGTACAACGGTCCCGATCCGGCCGCGTTGTCGGCTTGCACGGCGATTTGGTACACGTCCGGGGCGAACAGGACCGCACGCGGGGGACGCTTGAGTCCAACATTCATCTTCGCCATCTCGTACCGGATGGCACGCTGCGCGAGTTGCGGCTCCACCGAAGTGGTTGCGGCGTCGGAGGTGACGTCGGTTCCTGCGGTGCCGTTGGCGAGGATCGCTGTCACGGCGGCCGCTTCGGTGACCTCGTTATAGCTGTTACGCAACGTTGCCAAAATGAGTGCGTCGGTGTTCGGCGCTCCGGCGTCCACGGCCTGACGGGCCACGTCATACAACCCGACGTACAGGATCGGCGTCGCAGTAATCGACGTGTTAGTGACTTCGCCTTGCGCAGGGTTCGTGCCCTCAGTGGAGGCGACGACTGGCTCGCCGGAACCGCCGTCAGCGAACGACGACACAAACGCCGGAATGACGATCGGGTTCGGCTTATCAATCCCCACGCCTGGCACATTGTCCGCGACAACGCGGGGGTTTACGAGCTCTTCGACGTAACGGGCGGTGTCGTACACGTTCGGGACGATCAACGTTGATCGTACGACGGGCTCATTTGCGCCGTAAAACGACTTGCCGGTGACGCCGCGTGACGCCTGCAATTCGTTCAGCATCGACTGTGCCTTGTCGGCGCGGAGAGCAGCCGGGGTGTCATTTGAGAGTTTCGCGTCCATCAAGTCCTTGAAGAACGATGTTCCTTCTGCGCCGGGGTGGCCGTAGGGGAACGGCTCCCGCGTGACCGACGTTGAGGCGGTCAACCTTTGCGGTAGGTCTTCGGGCTTGAGTGATCCGTCCTCATTCGCCTCGATCGGGGTTAGAGCTGCCAGCACTCCGGCCTTTACGGCGTCTGTTAGCTGGTCTGCGGTGAGTGTTTCCGGCGCTGTTTGGGTCGCCGGGGTTGCTTCTGTCATGACTTGCTCCTTTTTGGCTGCTACCTCGGTGACTTGCGCGGAACGGAACGCCGGACTTTCTACGGTCGCGGCGGCTGTCAATCGGGCCGGATTCTCGGCTGTCAATCTGAACACACCGTCATCACTGGCGGTGAGTGTGTCGGGTGCTTCAGCCTCAAACGACAGGCCGGTTTGGAGTCCGTCTGCTGCCAACGTGAGGGCGTCGGTTCCGGCTTGGGTGTTCGCCACTTTGAACGCGGCAACAATCCCGGACGGGCCACTGTCGAGGGTGACTGCCCGGCCGATCGGCTGACCGCCATGCTCACCCCGCAACACTGGCAGCGACTCGCTATCCCAGGTGAGGCCACCCTCCTCCACCACCAAACGGACGCCTACCCCGCCGTGTGAGGGTTGCCCTTCCTCGCCGTAGGGGATGATCTGCCCGACAATGCGGCGTTGCTGCGTGTTGACGGCGGCGGTGAGTTTGAACGCTCCGGTTACCTTCATTACTGGGGTGTCCTCGGCTCAGTGTTGGGGGTTTGTTGGGTGGTGCCGGTGGGTTGGGTGGGTGTGACCTGCTCGTAGAACGACGCGGAATCGAACTTCACAACGGTGCCCCGCGGCGTGACGTCGGGCAGGGAGAGGCGTCCCTCAATTGGGCCAGCAAAGTTGTGGAGCGACGCGATGACGTCGCGGCGGACGTCAATGATGTTCGAATAGTTCAGCGAGCTGCCAGTGTTGGCTGCCGCAACATAGTGAGTGGGCAGGGAGAGCAGTCGGGCTGCTTCTATGGCGTCTTGCTGCCGCGCCTCGACCAGCTGGATCTCTTTCGCTGACCATCCGTTCATGTTCAGCTTGAGTCCGGCGAGGTAGGCGTTGCCGTGGGACTTCACGGCCGTGGATAGCGCCTCCAAATACAGCAGGGCTTCATCACTCTCTAGGGCTTCGGCGCCGTCATCGTCGGTCAAGTAGACGTGTGGGGCCGGATTCTCCGCGTATTGGCGGGCGGCGTGAATGTTCGCCAGCGCCGTGCGGATCGCGGCGGCGCCGGTAGTCAAAATGCCGGGGAGATAACCGGGGATGGCGATGACGTCACGCGGGGCCCACGGTTCGTGACCGATGGAGTAGTGATCCACTTTCAGCACACCGTTGTCGGTTTGTTCCTCATGCGCGGTGATCAACTCATTGGCGACGAATTCGACAGCGGAGGGGAATCCGTTGGCGTAACGCTGCGTCACAATCCAGTAGGCGATCGGGTACTCAATCAACGCCTCAACCGTTGCGGCGAGTGTCCATCCGGGCGCTACGGAAGGGTCAAGCGTGGCAAGGAAACGGTCGGTCTCGGGACTGACTGCGCCAGCGGAGCTTTCGGCTTTGAGGGGGAGCTGCGCGGCGAGGTTCGTATAGACGCGGATGCCGTTGTTCAGGGCAGGCCAGGAGAGTGCTTGCGCACGTGTTACAGGACTCGCGGTATAGGGGTCGGCGGTGATTCCTGCCAACGCGAGGGCCGCTGAGCCTAGGGCGTTGGTTCCGGCCGGGTTGACGCGTGCTGCTGCCAGGTCACTACGCGGTTGTCGGAGTGACAGGAATCCCACGAGGGCAGGCTACAGTGCGTAACCGCCTATCACAATGAGCGACACCGTTACGTCGTGTGGGGATTTGCCCCCCTATTTGAGACTATTCCGCACCTATGCGGTGAGGGTGACTACGCGGGGTCCGGTGACTTTCCGCGTACTAGTGGCGTGGCTAAGCATTGCCATTCCATCGGCGCAATAAATCGGCCCTGGGGACATTCGTCGGGACAGGAACCAGCCCTCGCCATTCCGTAGGTCTTCCCGCACGGCCACGGATACGTGACCGGCGAGTATGGGGTCTCCGTCATGGGTCATCATCCCTGTCCTAATGAGTTCAGCGAACATTTGGCAGGAGTCGAAGTAGCGGCGGCCCTTGTAATCCACAAGAGGTAGGCGTCTACGGGTGAGTAGGTGCGCGACACCTGCGGCCACAAACGAGTTATACGCGATCCCTTTAGGACGCCATGTCTCGTATTCACGTACAACTTGATTAGCGACGTCCCGATCGGAGACTTCCGTTCCGGGGGGAGCGTCCCAATGAGAGAGCACACCGACCTGGCTACGTCCATCCGCAAGTTGTCGTCCAATTAGGGTCGCCGCCCCTCGCCGATTGAGGTCGATCGTGAAGGAGAGCCAGAGTCCCTTGTCTCCAGGCTGAGGGGGGGCCGCGTCAGGATCGTAAAGTCGCCGGAACGCGTTAACGTCGAGAGCCGATCCGATAGCGCCGACTTGCTGGCAGAGCCGTTCGGTGCGCCAGCCGTTGAGGTCGTCCGCTTCCCTATAGGTTCGTAGATCATTCTCCAACGACCTCCAACTCGTTCTAGTGCCCAATGTGGGGTTGGCTTGCGCCCAACCCAAACGATCATCGAAGTCGAGGCCGGGGTCGGCTGACCATTCGACCCACACGATCGGGTCGTCCCCGACCAGCTGGGCGGCTTTGCGGCCGCGTTTCTGAAACGAGTTGAGCACCACACTTTTGAGGTCCCCGGCATTGGATGTGAACACCGACTGCGGTTCCGGCGCCACGGTGAGGGTGGGGTTGATCGCGTTGAACGCCTCCCACGTATGGAGCTCTCGTGCCTCGTCGTACCAAACGAGGTCGATGGCGTCCATCCCGCGTGCGGCCTTTTTGTTGGCTGCGCGGACGAACCATGCGCCGCCATTTTTGAGTTCGACGCCGATGGAGGACGCGGAACGGGATATGTATTTGGCCTGGTCGGCTAACGGGCCGTTCATGTTTTCATCCCATATCGGGCCGATCGTTTCCCGCCACGTATCAACAGCTTCGGTGAGGGACTGCGCGCACGACAGAATCCGCGACCCACCCATAAGCCGATGCAAAACGTAGGCTTTCATCGCTTCGGTCTTGCCCTGCTGCCGCGCGACCAGCAACCCCACCAGGTCAGGGAGTAGGCCGTCACTCCGCGTAGTCAAATGCTGGATGAATAGGCGCTGCCAATCATCTAGCTCGATGTTCAGCCACTCACGCGCAGTCGCCGCAACCGCGTCAACCTCATCGTCCCCGGAAGGGAGCAACGTCGCCACGCGAGGCTCTACCGACCCCGCAACGGGGGCCTGTACC